AGTTTGCAGATGAAGAACTTGGAACTATTAGAACTGATTTTGATTTTGGTGTTATTCAAGGAATGAAATGGTATAGAGAACAATTAAAAAATAAATAATTATGCAAACTTTAGCTGTAATAGGCTTACTAGCCTTTATAGTAGCTTTAATAGCTTACATAGATAAAAAAATAGACGATTAATGAAAGCAAACTTAACCTTTGACCTCAGCGACCCGGACGATAAAAAAGAGTTTTTACGTTGCGCCAAGTCTTTAGATATGGCTATAGCCCTTTGGGACATATTACACAATACCAAAAAAACCTTTGAAAGAGAACTAGAGAACAAACCCTACTACGAACAAGGGACCGAACTACTAGACCAAGTTTTCTCTAAGATTTGGGAGATAACCGAGGAGAACGGTATAAACATAGACGAGTTATTAGATTAATTTGTACCTTTGATTAATTAATTAATTTTTTATTAAATGGACGGACGTAAAAATAACGGAGGACATAGTACAAAGGGGAAAGCGGGCCGTAAGCCAAAAACCGACGAACAAAGCCTTATTGAGCAAATGGACGCTTACCTAGCTCCTACTCAGTATTGGGAACTACTAGCCAATAAATGCGCTCAAGGGGATAGCCATTGTATTAAACTTTGGGGGGCTTATCGTTTTGGTCAGCCTAAGCAAACTATAGACAATAACATAACAGTACAAGAGCCAATAATAGTAGATTGGAGCAAATAAAATTTACCCCTACGGATAAACAAAAGGAAGCGCACGAGCTTTTAAAGACTAACAATATAGTACTTTATGGCGGCGCTATACGTGGGGCAAAAAGCTATTGGGGCTGCCTAGAGATTATTACTTTTTGTTTTCAGTATCCTAACTCTCGTTGGCTTATGCTCCGGGAAACTATGCCGACTATTAAGGCCACACTATTAAAAACATTTACCGAGAACTTTCTTAACAAGGGCTTTATAAGCTATGTAAAAGACTTTAACCAACAAAGCTTAGTCTTAACTTGGGTAAATGGCTCACAAATTTTATTTATGGCCGAGGGATACGATACCGACAAGGACCTAAATAGATTTAGAGGGTTAGAGATTAACGGGGCTTTTATTGACGAGGTTAACGAAGTCCAAGAGGTTACTTTTGATAAAGTCTTAGAGCGTGCGGGTAGTTGGTTTCACTCCAAAGGTTGTCCTACTAAAATACTTATGAGCTGTAACCCTTCGCAAGGGTGGGTAAAAGATAGGTTTTATAACCCTTGGAAAGAGAATAAGTTACCCAACGGAATAGCCTACATACAAGCTAAAATAACCGATAACCCCTATATCCCCGAAGCTTACCTAGAAAGCCTTAAAATGTTACCTAGGTATCAGTATATGGCCTTTGTTGAGGGAGATTGGGACGTAAGCCTAAAGATAGGAGGCGAGTTTTACAAATGCTTTGAACTAGACGACCACGTAGGACCAACGAAGTACGACCCTAGCTTACCCTTACACATATCTTGGGACGATAACGTTAACCCTTATTTACCCTTGGGGATATTTCAGATAAGAGGCAAAGAGTTATTTATGATTGACGAGATAGCGGGAGAAAACCCTAACAATACAGTAAAAGCCGTTTGTAATGAGTTTAAACGTAAGTACCAAGGACATACAACCGGGTTATTTATCTACGGGGACGCTACAGCTAACAAAGAAGACACTAAGTTAGAGAAAGGGTATAACTTTTACCGATTAATCTTAGAGGAGTTAAAAGACTTTAAGCCTAGTTTAAGAGTGCTAAGAGCTAACCCGTCCGTAGTTATGCGGGGTAATTGGATAAATACAATACTAGAGAAAGAGTTAAGAGGAATAAAAATAAAAATAGGAGAAAATTGTAAGAAAACTATAAACGATTTTGTACTTTTGAAAGAGGCTTCAGATGGGACTAAACTTAAAGAAATGGAAACGGACCCAAGGACTAAGGTAAGGTATCAAAAAGTAGGACACTTTACCGATTTATTTGATTATTTAATGGTTTCAGCTTTTGCGCAAGATTTTGACCTATATCAGCGCGGCGGTACGGATATTTTAATTAACTTTGGTAAAAACATACCAAGTAAAAACGTATATTAATGGCTTACTTAATACCTTACGATTATAAAGTTAATATCCAAGATATTAACATACAGCAAATAATAAACTCGGACGAGTCTATAAGAGATAGGGCTCAATTAGCGGGAGAGGCTGAAGCTAAAAGCTATCTAAAACAAAAATACGATACTTCTAGGGAGTTTCAAGATATTTTCCCTTACTCTTATACTAAAACTTACGTACCCTTTAATCGTTTCTACTTAGACGCTGACGCTTATAGTACAACTACTAGCTATGCCGTACACGATTTAACATTATACAATGGTAGTGTATATAGTTGCTCGGCCGTAACTACGGGAGCTTTTGACCCTACTAAATGGACTATACTAGGTAAACAATATACTATATTTTACGTGTTACCTCCTTACCCGGAGTTTAACTATTCTAGTATGTATAATATAGGCGACGTAGTCTATTTTAAGGGTAATATCTATACTTGTAGGGTACAAACTTCGGTACTAGACCACGATACAGCCTTACAATATGGCACTATACAAAACTTACCTTTACCAAACGTCGCACCCGACGACCCTATTAGCGGTATTCATTATTGGGGAGCGCCTACAGTTTATGTAGTGAACAACCAACTACCTACAAACACTAACTTATTTTCTCAGTCAGATAATAGGGACGCTCAAATGGTCCTTTATACGTGTGATATTGTTTTGTATCATTTACACGCTAGGATAGCTCCTAGGAATATCCCGGACCTAAGAGTAAAGAGATACGACGACGCGATAGCTTGGTTAAAAATGTGTGCCGAGGGCGCAATAACTCCGAATTTACCCTTAATACAACCAAAACAAGGTAACCGTATAAGATACGGCGGTAATATAAGACAAATAAACTCTTACTAATTTATGGCAAATATACTCAGTCAAGTAAAAAACTATCTTTTTCCGACTCCCGACAACCCTTTAACGCAAGACCGTCCTAGTGATTGGCGGACTATTAAAAACCCGGAGAGAAACTTACGCTCTTACATTACACCCGTACAGCTACAACGTATTCGCCACGACGTGCAACTATGGAGAGAAGCCGTAGGAGAAGCGGAGCAAGCTTGGTATCCTCATAGGGTAAGAATGCAAAGAATGTATATAGATACAGTCTTAAACGGCCACGTAAGCGCGTGTATGTCAAGACGTAAAAACTTAACTTTGTTAAAAGATTTTAAGCTTTGTAATGACCTAGGAGAGGAAAACGAAATAGCTACCAAGTTAATTAAAAAATCTTGGTTTAACCTTTACTGCAACTATGTACTAGACGCTCAATTTTTTGGGTATTCGCTAATTTCTTTAGGCGACCTAGTTAACGACGAGTTTCCTAAGCTAACAACTATAAGACGTTTTAACATAAGCCCCGACCGATTGAACGTTACCTCTTACGTTTATTCTTTGAGTGGTGCGCAATTTATGGAGGACCCTTATAGACTTTGGAATATATACACTCCAACAAGTACCGAGGTAGGTATATCTTTGTGCGGGTATGGTTTACTTTATAAAGTGGCTATGTATGAAATTATATGTAGAAATACTTTAGGCTTTAATACTGACGCTGCGGAGTTGTACGGTATGCCTATAAGAAAAGGTAAGACAAGTAAGACCAACGAAGAGGAAAGAGCTTTATTTGAGAAAGCTTTAGCTCAAATGGGTAGCGCGGGTTATATCCTTATGGATACAATGGACGAGCTAGACCTAGTAGAGTCAAGCGGTAGCGGAGCGGGGTTTAAAATATATGAGTCTTTAGAGAAACGTTGCGAGGCTAAAATAAGCAAAGTATTACTAGGACACGCTGACGCGTTAGATAGTACTGCGGGTAAGTTAGGAGCGGGACAAGGCGAAGACTCTCCCGTAGCTCAAGCGTTACAAGACGTACAAACTACCGATATAAGATTTTTAGAGTCTAACATTAATACCGAGCTTTTGCCTAGATTAAGAGAGTTAGGCTTAGCAATACCCGAAGACTTACACTTTGAGATTAAGAACGACGAGGAAAGAGAGGAGGCAAGACGTAGAGAGGACCAAAGTAATAAAATGACGGCCGACATAGCGCAAGTAATGAAAAACGCGGGCTTACAAATGGACTCAGCTTATTTTGAGGAAAGGACGGGAATACCTACGACACCAATAACGGCGCCAACTGATAACCTAACTAAAGTACAAAACAAGCTAAGAAATTTGTATAAGTGAAATATACTGATAAGCAAATAGAAGACTTTTTAGAGGGTATTTATAACGGGGATATAACCGTAGAGGAGATACCTAAAGATTTGTATTTTGCCGTAGCTGATTATTTAAAGAAAGGGCTTTACAAAGGTTTTGGAGGTACTTTAGAGGACTATGTAGGTAAGGACTTAGAATTATTAGCCGAGTTAAGAGAGAATATATATTTATTTTCGGGTGCTAAGTGTTACCAAACTATAAGAGAGATAAGTACTTTTTTAGCTCAAGCTGATAACTTTAAACAATTTAAAGAAATGGCTTTGCCGTCTTACGACGCTCAAATGGTACAATACTTAGAAACTGAATATAATACGGCAATAGGTCAAGCTATGCAAGCGCAACAATGGAACGAAATAGAGAAAGAAAAAAAAGATTTTCCTTATTTACGTTACTCAGCGGTTGTAGACGATAGGACATCGGAGATATGCGAGCCTATAAATGGCGTTACGTTACCCGTGGACGACCCTTTTTGGAATGAATATACTCCGCTTAATCACTTTAATTGTCGTTGTACGTTAGAGCAAATAGATAGATTTGAGGACGTAGAAACTACAAGTAAAGAGGATATAGATAACTTAGTAAATGGCGACGGAGGCTTAAAGGAAACTGTTAACGACGCTTTTAAAATGAATTCGGGTAAAGACGGTTATATTTTTAGCCCCGAACACCCTAACTTTGAGGTAGCGCCAAAAGATAGGGACTTAGCTAGAGAAAACTTTAACTTACCTATCCCGGAGAACGATTAAAATATAAAATATGAAACCAATAGAAGTAGTTAATAAAATGTTAGAGGCGAGGGACTGCCTACATTTAGTACATTGGAATACTAAAAGCTACGCCGAGCATAAAGCTTTAGGGAAGTTTTACGATAGTTGGCTAGACCTAGTAGATAGCTTTGTAGAAACTTACTCGGGACGTTACGGACGTATCGAGGGCAAAGTAGATATTTCGGTAAGCTCCGACTACGACTCTACTACATACCTAGAGGAGATAAGAACGTTTTTACAGTTAGAAGCGCCTACGGTTATAGCTCCTACTTTAGACGCGGACTTAGCTAATATCTTAGCGGATATGTTAGGCCTAGTTAATCATACTTTATACTTACTAACCCTTAAATAATATGTACAGTTTTAACAAATACGAGCCTACGTTTAACTCTACTATAGATTACTGCGGTAACTTAATAGAGTGCGCTAGGAAAAATCAAAAAGCCGTAAAAGCTTTACATTTAACCCCTATGTATTACGCGTGGTTTAAAAGCGGGGTACAAACTTTAATGAATAGACCTTTAGAGGACGAGGAGTTAATGCAATTTGACGGCGTGAACATTGAGCTAGGTACTAAGTTTCAAACCAAAAGCGTAGTAATAGAATACTACGAAAACGCTATAAATGAGTAAGTTTAAATTTGATAAGATTTTAGATAAACTTCAGCAAACGAAGTCAACGCTGCCAAAGGTATTGGCTAACGACGCGAAAAGGTTTTTTTTAGCGTCTTGGAATAAGCAAGGTTGGGACGACGGGGGGATAAAACCTTGGGCAAAACGTAAAAAAGAAACAAAAAAAACTGAGGGTAAAGCTATTTTAGTTAGAACGAGTACTTTGAGGCGAGCTGTAGCAACAAGTTTAAAGACTGCAACTTTTGAAAAAATAAAATTTGAGGTAACTATGCCGAAAGGCGAGAAGTACCCAATATATCTAAATGAGGGTACTAACAAAATGCCGAAACGTCAATTTATGGGGGATAGTAAAACCTTACGTAAATTGTTAGAAAAAAAACTTAACTTAGCAATTAAAGAAATATGGCGGGGATAGCTCAAGTATATAGTAGTTTATTAAACAAAGTAAGAGAGATTTCCTCCCTTGGCTTTGTGCATATATGGAACGACCAACTAAGACAACTAGAGGAGGGCGAGACTTACGTTTATCCTTTCCCTAACGCTTTTGTAGAGGTTATAGCCCCTACTGACTACGCGCCAATAGGGAGAGGATATGCTACCGGGGAGTTGACTGTAAGAATACACATAGGACACGAGGAATACGACGCGGGTAATGGTAACTATGAGGAAAACACTAACGTATTTACTTATAGGGACCTAGTAATAAACAAATTAAACAGCTTTCAGCCTACAGCTTGTAGTAGTTTAATGAAAGTAAGCGAAACTCAAGACTACGTACATACAAACGTGTATCATTACATAATTGATTTTAGGTGCGCTTTTGTAGATAGTAAGGGAAGCTATGACGAGCAAAATACTTTTACTGATAGTGTAATAACAGACCAAACCACTAGCGTAGTAGTAGACAAAGTAAACATTTACAATAAATTTGATTACACTTTTGACAATACTTTTAACTTTTAACAATGAATAAAGACGATTTATTAACGGAAGCTTCAGTAATACAAGGAGAAACGGCCACGGGAGCGAATACAGCTAATAGAATAGGTCAAATGTTTACGGACATTATAAACAACGTTCAAGTAACTGAAGCCGCAGCCGAGCCATATTACCAAGTAGACTTAAGCGCGGGAGCTTATGCTATTACTACTAATGGTATTTATGAAATAGTAGGAGTAGGAAACGCTATTACTTTTCCTAACCCGTCTAATTATGTAGGACAGCAAGTAATTTTATTAAATACTACGGGAATTGATGCGGGTATAGACGGTAGTAGGCCTTTATCAATAAATAACGAAAACGAGTACGATAATATCGTAGGAGGTAATGGAATGATTTTAATTTCAACGGGTAATAGGTGGGTTTTAATTTCACAAATTTAATTAAATGGCACGTTCAGTAAACGAAATACAACAAGCAATAATAACGGACGTAACTAATACGCCCGAGCTTAGTACTTTAGCAAGTAATACAAGCCGTAGGGCTATTTGGCGTTTGTGGACTTTTATAGTAGCTACCGCTATAGCTATACTAGAGCAATTAATAGACGTATTTAAGTCTACTACTGAGGCTACAATAGCTGCGGCCGCTCCCGAAACAGCCGCTTGGTTACAAGCTCAGTTTTTTAAGTTTCAATACTCAACAACAACGCCCCAAGTAATACAACTAATAAACTTAGTGCCTCAATATCCCGTAGTAGACGAAAATTTAAGAATTATTACGCGTTGTTCAGTTAGGACCACTATAAACAACCAAGTACTAATAAAATTAGCAAAACAAGACCCCCCAACACCCTTGGACTCCTCGGAGTTAGCTGCTAGTCAGTCGTATGTAAATATAATAGGCGTAGCGGGGGTAAATTATATTTGTGTAAGCCAAGACTCCGACAAACTTTATATACAAGCGGACGTTTACTATAATGGTGCTTACTCTAGTGTTATTAGCGCTAACGTTATAGACGCTATTACTACTTATTTAGCTAATTTACCTTTTGACGGAGCTGTAAAAGTTAATGACTTAGAGTTAATAGTTAGAGCTGTAGCCGGGGTAAATGATATAGTATTTAAAAACGTTAAAGCTAGAGAAAATTCAGTAGCTTTGTCTAGTGCTACTTATTTGATACAAAATAGCCAACTTATCGGCCGTTTGTGGTCAACTGTAGCGGGTTATATTGTACCCGAAACAACTAGCGGAAGTACTTTAACCGATACCCTTAATTTTATAGCTGAGTAATGAGCTTTTTTAACATATCATTTAATCAAAAAGCGGTTGAGTTAACTCCTCCCGATAAACGCTATCCTAAATTTATTAAGTGGATACAAGCTTTATTAAGCCAAGTACAATATAATAGAGATAGTACGTTAGGAGATTATAAAACCGGGTCAAGTTATCCTCTTTGGGTTGCGGGTACTTATTCTAGGTTTGATAGGGTTATTTACGGTCAAAGTGTTTATGAGTCTTTAGTAGATAACAATACAGCTAACCCTACCGACGCTACTTATTGGAGAGTTTACCAAGAGTATTTTGTAGGAGTAGACGAAAGGATAATGTATAATAGTAAAGTATTAGTTTTTGAATACTCTTTAAATACTAGATTTGAAACTACATTTAGACAACCTCCTTTACAAAGTGATATTTATTTAACAGTTAATGCTATACCCGACAAACCTTTTGAAGTAGGTAACCAAAATTTTAATAGTAGTATAGTTTATTCAAATACTAGCTTAGAATACGTAGTAAATGATTATACTTTAATCGGTACTACTTATAATTTAGAGATAAACGTACCTATAGCGGTATATAATGCTTTAGCCCCGGATAATTTAACTAGAACTAATATAATAAAAAACTTTGCGGATAAATACGTACCCGCGGGAATACTTTACACAATAATAACCTATTAATATGAGAAAATTAAAGATAACGGATATAACAAGTTCGGCAGCTATGCCCGTTAAAAGTGGCTCACTAGAACACATACAGCTCGCGGCTCAAGAGGCTATCTCAGCGAGTTTAAAATGTTTACTAGATAGTGAATACGACCCTACTGTAGGATATGTTTTATATGGTTGCGAAAATTCGGGTAGTGGAACTACTTACACTATTTCGGAGGGAGCTATATTTTATAACGACGAAGTATTTTTAGTGCCGTCGGCTAGTTTAACTACTTCGGGAAGTAACGTAGTAGTAGCTCAAATAGTTACAACTTCATACACGGGCAACGGAGTTAATGCGGACCCCGTAAACTTTACCAACGGAGTACCTTATAACGTACACGAAATAAGAAAAATTAATTTTGTTTTAGGGTTAAGCGGTAGCCAAGAGTTTAACTATTCAAATACTATATTCGTACATAAAAGAATTAAAGGGATACTAGGAGAGATTAAAATGTGGGCGCCTCCAAGCGGTACAATTTCGGACTATTTTAATACTTCTACGGGGTTATCAAATAACCCTATTACTCAAGGTTGGGCTTTAGCTAACGGAAGTAACGGCACTTACAATATGAACGGTAGAGTACCCGTAGGATATAACCCAAGCGACGGAGATTTTAATACTTTAGCGGGAACGGGAGGAGAAAAAACTCATACTTTAATTATTAATGAAATACCCGCTCACTATCATATACAAGGTAGTGAAAGTTTATACTCTGATTATGGCGGTGGAAGTTTAGTAACGGGACAAAGAACATACCCGGACGGGACGCATGACTCATATAGAAATGCGCATACATCAACTGTTGGAGGAGATGCAGCTCACAATAACTTACAACCTTTTAAAACGGTTTTATTTATTCAAAGGATTTCATAATGAAAAAAAGGGTACACTTAAATAAAGTTTGCGGATACTTAAAGCCTAAAAACGAAGCTTTATTTAAAGGCTTTGTAGGTATTAACGAACTAGGCCAAAGCGAAGCTATAAACATAATTATTAAAGATTTTTTTCAGCGTATAAGCGAGAGTGATAAGTTTAGATATTTGAACGCAAAAAAGAAAGTATAAACTTTGTACCCTACAACGAAATAGGTATTATTAAACACTTTAATTTTACTACTGTGAATTGGAACTATACTATAGACGTAGACAGCGACGAGCCAATAATGCTAATTAACAAGCATATCGGTTACGACGAGCAAGAGGGGCAAGGTATAGACGGCTCTTTGTTTCAAGAGGAATTACTTAAACTAGATAGTCTAGGTAAAAAAAGGATACAAGTTTGGATAAACTCTCCCGGTGGCGTAGTAATGGACGGATATAACATTTTTAACGCTATCTTAAAGAGTAAAACCAAAGTAGATACTTATAACGTAGGAATAGCGGCAAGTATTGCGGCGGTTATTTTCCAAGCGGGACGTAAAAGAGTAATGGCTGACTATTCTTTACTTATGTATCACAACCCGTACGGGGGCGACTCAGTAGAGTTAAAGAAAATGAGAGAAAGTATCGGGGTAATGATAAGCAAGAGAACGGGAGCTAGTTTAGAGGAGGTCCTTAAGATAATGGATAAGACTACTTGGATAAGTGCTAGCGAGGCTCTTTTAAACGGGTTTACTGACGAGGTAGAATATAGCAACGAAACCAACGTAAAACACGGAAACGCTAAAGCTATGTGGGATAGTGGAAAAATGATAGCAAATAGTATTTTAAAACCAAAAAATAAAATAACAATGATTAACGTAGCAAATAAACTCGGCTTAATTGCTGAAGCTAACGAAGACGCGATTTTGTCGGCTATTAACAAAATGGAAGACAGCGCTAAAAAAATGGAAGACAAATTAGCTAAAATGGAAGACGCTCTTAAAGCTAAGAAAATGGAGTGCGACGAACTAGAGGCTAAAATGGACGAACTTAAGCAAAAAGCTGAAGACGAAGCTAAGAAAGCGGAAGACGCTAAAAACGAAGCTAAGAAAAGCGAAGCTAAAAACATGGTTGAAAACTTTGTAAAGGTTGGAAAAATTAAAAACGAAAGCGCTGAAAAGTGGGTAGCTAAAGCTATCGTAGACTTTGACGGAGTTAAAAACCTTTTAGAAGAATTACCTACAAACGCTAAAGCTACTTCTATTAACATTAACGAAGTTTCTAACGAAGCTAGTTTAACAATGGTAGCGGCTAAAGCTATGAACGAAATCAAAAATAAATTATCAATCAATTAATTAACCCAATAAAATAAAACAAAATGAGCGAAGCTTTAAACATTCAAGACACCTCGTGGAGCGGTCCCGCGGCGTCTTATATGATTACACGTGCCGTAGTTGCTGCTGACACGATTGAAAAAGGTTGTATCTACGTAGAAGACGGTATCAGAAAAAAGAAGACTATCCCTAGAGTAGAAGTATCTAGCTTTATGCAAAAGAGAACAGCTACTCCAACTTCTCAAGGTAGCGTAGACGTAGACGGTAGAGTTTTGACACCTCAAGACTTAATGTTATACTACGAATTTAACCCAAGAGATTACGAGCAACACTTTTACGCTGAACAATTACAACCTAAATTGTTAGGTCGTGAATTGCCCGTAACTGCTGAAAACTTTATGATGATGCAAACAATGAAGCGTCTAAATGAGTTTTTTGAGAACGCTATTTGGAGAAGTCGTATTGATTACGATTTGGACGGTGCTGCGGTTGACCCAACAACTAAAGGAGATACAGCGGGCGCTAGCTCTTACTACTACTTTGACGGTTTGATTAAAAAGGCTTTAGACGCTAACACGGGTACTTACCCAACTATCGTTATCTCTAGCCCAAAAACTTTGGTAGCGGGAACTGCGGGAGTAGGTCAAGAAAATATCGGAGACGCTTTCTTACGTTGTTTAAATTCAGTACCAAAAGCGTTACTTTTCAAGTATGGCGCAGCGGGTTTGAAGTTTCACGTATCATACGCGACTAAATTGATTTTTGAAGAATGGTTAACTGTTAGTGCTACTTTCAAGAACAACAACTTTACTGAGCAAGGTCAAAACTTCTACAAAGGTTATACAGTTGCTCCGTTGGCGGGTATGCCCGATAATACTATCGTGGTTTGTATCTCTAAGCCGGACATTGACTCAAACTTGTGGTTAGGTATTAACTCAACTGAAGATAACCAATTACAGTTGATGAGATTACAAAATAACTCTGAGTTGTTCTTTGTAAAAGGTTTGTTCAAAATGGATACTCAAATAGGTTTCGCTGACCAATTAGTTATCTATACTACTTTAACTGCTTAATTAACCCGGTAGCCCTACGGGGCTACTTTTAAAAAATTATAAAATGAAAAAATTATCTTTTCTTATTGCTTTTGTAGCGGTTAGCGTTTTCGCTACTGCTCAATCTACTACGCCAAGATATGGCTCGGGAGTAGGTAACGACAATACGGGTCGTGTTTTGACTTACAAATATCAAACAGCTTCTGACGCTGTAGGAGCTGACACAGTAACTTTATCTCCTAACGCTTGGGAAACTATCGTAAGAATTGCGGTTGTTGACTCAGTAGTAATCGGTAACCCTAATGTAACTCGTTCTTACGCGGGAGATAACATTAAAATCGTTGCTAGTGGTGCAAGTGGCAAAAAAGTTAAATTTTCGGGTAGTAATATCCTTTCAGCCGGAACTGCAACTTTATCTAGCGTTGGTCGTGCGGTTATAACTTTAGTGTTTGACGGTGCTAAGTGGGTAGAGTCTTGTAGAACAGTACAATAGTAAATATAGGGGCTTCGGCCCCTTTTAAAAATCTTTTTATGAAAGTAGAGGATATTAAATTAGCCTTACAAGGACACCCTCACGTTAAACAAGTGTGGGTAAAAAATGGCGAGTATTACTTGGTCCCTCAAAAGGGTGCTGAGCTAGTAAAACTAGACGAGCCTACTGTAGTCGTTGAGGAGGTTAAAGAAACAAAAATTAGTAAAAAATCTAAATAACAAACAATGGCGCTTAACGACATTATATTTATAAAAGGCCAAGGGGGGTTAGGAAGACCTCTTGAGGGCGAAGACTATATCTCGGGGCTATTACTATACTCTAGTACTTTGCCGTCGGGTTTTACGTCTTCAAGCCGTGTAAAATCGGTAGGGAGTTTAGCTGAGGCTGAGGCGCTAGGAATAGTAGGAGATTATAGCGACGGAACGGCTGCAATCGGGAGCTATTTAGTTTCTAATAAAGGAACGGACGGAGATACTATTAATATATCGGTAGTAGGTATTAACGCTGTAGGAGTTGCTACTACTTACGACTTGGGTACTTATACAAAAGTTACTGCGGATAGTACTACTGCTTTAGTAGCTACTGCTATTGGTGCGGTAATTAACGCGGGAACTTATAACCACGGCTTTAGCGCTTCGGTTGGTAGTTCTACTGTTACTATTACAGCTCCTAAACGTTTTGGAACATTTTTAAATTCGGGTACTCCTATCGTTGCTACTATCGTGGGAACTATCGCGGGTACTCCTACTCAGTTTTCGGGTGGTACGGTTTCTAAGAGTGCAGTTTGGCACTATCATATAAGCGAGTTTTTTAGAGTACAATCTAAAGGCCAACTTTTTATCGGTATTTATGCCGTGCCTAGTTCTTACACTTTTAGCGAAATACAATCTATTCAAGATTACGCGCAAGGTAAGATAAGACAAATAGGTATCTTTAAAGACGCTGCTTTTTCTAGTTCGGACCTTACAGCTATTCAAGTAGTTTGTAACACTTTAGCGGGTTTACACAAACCTTTAAGCGCTATTTACGCGGGTAACATTCAAGGAACTACCGACTTAACTACTCTTACTAACTTAGCTACATTAACTGCTAATAACGTTTCGGCTGTTATCGGTCAAGACGCTGCGGGTCAAGGAAATTACTTGTATGTAACTCAAGGAAAATCTATTACTTGTCTAGGTGCTACTTTGGGAGCGGTTGCTCTTGCAAAAGTAAGCGACGACATAGCTTGGATTTCTAAATTTAATATGAGTAGCGGAACGGAGCTAGATACTATTGCTTTTGCAAATGGAACTCTAGTAAGTTCTTTAAGTCAATCTACTTTAAACACTTTAGACAATAATAGATACATTTTCTTAATTAAGTACGTAGGTATTGCGGGTAGTTACTTTAACGACTCACATTGTGCGGTAGCTGTTACTTCGGACTACGCTTATATTGAGAACAATAGAACTATTGACAAAGCTATTAGAGGTATTTACTCTAGTTTGTTACCTAACTTAAACAGTCCTTTACAACTTAACGCTGACGGTACTTTACAAAATACTACGGTAGCTTATTTTACTAGCCAAGCGAGTGTAAACTTAGACGAAATGATTAGACAAACTGAGTTGAGCGCTTACCAAGTATTAATAGACCCTACTCAAAACGTATTAAGTACAAGTAATTTAACTGTATCGGTTAAATTAGTACCTATCGGAGTAGCTAGACAAATAACAGTAAAAATTGGTTTCACACTTTCAATTTAATAAATTATGCCAACACCTTTAATAAATGGTATTAACTATTCTTGGGCGAACATTACCTTAACTCTTTTTGGAGTGCCGGTAGTAGGTATTACTAAGATAGAATACAAAAGAAAACAAAAGAAAGAGAATAACTACGGTTTTGGCTCTCAACCCGTAAGTCGTGGTTACGGAAATTACGAATACGAGGGAAGTATAGAAATTTACTTAGACGAGTGGAAGCGTATAATAGCGTCGGCTCCAAGTAATGACCCTTTACTTATTTCTCCTTTTGATATTCAAGTAACTTACTCGGGTCGTGGAATTACAGCGGACAAAGACGTACTTCGTAGCGTTGAGTTTATGGAGGATAACTTTACTGCAAACCAAGGCGATACAAAATTAATGGTAACTGTGCCTTTAATTATTGGAGCTATTGACCGTAGTAACGCTTAATTACTTATATTTGTCTAAAATTATTTTTTATGACAAACTTAAGTAACGAAGAAATTACATTAAAAGCGGGTGAGCTTACGCAGCGTGAGGGTTGCAAAGTTCACCCGTTAGTATTTGAAGACAACGGAGTACAAGTTATAGGTTTTATTAAAGAGCCTCCTAGACACGTAAAACTGCGCGTAATGGATAAAGGACTTACTAGCCCGGTAACTGCGGCCTCCGAAGTTTTAGACGCCTATTTGTTAAAAGACGTTAGCGACTCTAGGATATTTGACGAGAAGCCCGAGAATGATGTTTACTATTTAGGCGCTACTATGGAAGCCTACAATATGATAACAATGGCTATTAATCAGTTTAAAAAAAAATAGCTGATTTTATTATAGAGGACCACGCGGACGAGATAACACAATGGGAGGCGTTAATACAATTTTATTTTAAAGTGGACCCCGATACTTTAGACGACGATAAATTTTCTTTGTATATCGGTCGTTTACAGTATGCCTTAAAAAAGACCAATCAATGGCAATAAACGAAAACGTACAATATACTCTCTCTTTAAAAGATATGCTTACTCCAAGTTTAAAAACTGCGGAGGCTGAAGCTACTAAATTAGAGTCTAAAATTACTACAATGGGAGAGAAAACAAAAGGTATGTTTTCCTCTTTAAAAAGTGGTTTAGGTATGATAGGCGTAGGGTTTGCCGCGTTTAAAGGGTTGGAATTAATACACGAGGGAGTTGAAGCGGTCCACAAATTACACGAAGCTGAAGCTCAAGTAAAAGCGGGCCTAGAAAGTACGGGCCACGCTGCGGGGTTATCTTATGAGAACTTGGAGGAAATGGCTAAAAATTTTTCGTCTAAGTTTAAATATAGCCGTACTGAAATTACGGATATGCAAAGTGTTTTATTAACGTTTCCTAGTGTAACTAAAGACACTTTTGAAAGTGCTAGTACTGCTATTTTCAATATGGCTACTCGTATGGGTAGCGACGTTAAAGGAACTACCGTACAAATAGGCAAGGCCTTACAAGACCCTATTCACGGGATAACTGCTCTTAAAAGAGTCGGGGTTAATTTTAGCGAAAGTCAAAAAGAGGTTATAAAAAGCTTAGTAGATACCGGGCAAACGGCTAAAGCCCAAGCTTTAATCTTAAACGAGTTAAATACTGAGTTTGGAGGTAGTGCGGCTGCTGCTGCGGCTGCTGACCCTTTATTTAAGTATAATAAAGCTATGGGTTCAATGAAAATGGCTTTAGGAGAGGCGGCTGTAGGCGCTCAAGAGATTTTAGCGCCCGCTTTAATGTATTTAGGTAATGCTGTTAAAATTGTAGCCAATGGCATAAAATCTATTATAGGTTGGTTAAAAGAAAACGAAGACGTAGTAAAAGCTTTTGCTATTACTTTAGGAATAGGGGCGGTAGCTTATGGAGTTTATTTAGCTATTACAAATGCTTCGGCTATAGCTACCTCAGTAATGACTGCGGCCCAATGGGCTTTAAATGCGGCTATGAGTGCTAACCCTATAGGTATAGTTATAGTAGCTTTAGCGGGGCTTGTTGCGGGTATTGTTTACGCTTGGGAACATTTTGTAAAGTTTAGAGCCGTTATTATGGGAGTTTGGGAGGTTATCAAAGAGGGAATAAGTACCGTTATAACTCATTTTAAGGCTCTTTGGGACGTTATTAGTGGAGTATTTACTTTAGATATGTCTAAGGTAAAAAAAGGCTTTTCGGCTGAGTTTGATAACATTAAAAACGCGGGGACTAGATTAGCGGGAGCTTTTAATAAAGGTTACGACGAGGAAATGGCTAAAGGCGAAAAAACAACTAAAAAAGGTCCGGCTATTGGAGGCGCGGGAGCTATGGCTACGCCAAAAATGGCGGGAGAAGCGGGAGAAGTAGGAGCGGGCAAAGCTAAAAAAGATATATCTCCTAAAGGTGCTACGGGGACTAAGTCAACTACTATTAACATATCAATAGGCAAATTAATTGAGGAGTTTAAAGTACAAACAAGTACAATGGGCGAGGGTGCGGGTAAGGTTAAAGAGTTAGTAGCTCAAGCTTTGCTAGGTGCTGTAAATGATAGCCAAGTAGTAGCGGGAATTTAAAAATAAAATTATGAGTAACTTTCCTACGATAAAAATAAATAACAATACCGGGGCTTTAAAAAAGATTTTTAATTTATCAAACGTACACATACCCGACGCTAGAAACAACCCTTATATAAAAGATAAGTTAAGCGCGGGTTATGTAGCTCCCGACGAAGCTTTAAAAACTTCTACAAAAGACTATCTAGGTAATTTACTAGGTACTCCCGTTTTTGCTGACGTAACCTTACAAGGAGGCTCTTATACTGATAATATAACGGGTAAGACAATTACTTACCCCGAAATTAAATTAGCTACCGTATTACTTACGGTTGACTTTACGGCTAGAATAGTTAAGACTGAGATACAAGGACGCGACGGAACGGTAAAAGAGTACATAGGTCAAGACGACGCTAAAGTAACTATCCAAGGTATAATAACCGGGACTAACGGACATTATCCCGCTTACGAAGTAGGGCAATTAAATTTGTGGGCTAAAGCTCCCGTAACTAAAGGGGCGACAAGTACTTTTTTACAAAACTTGGGAGTAGATAACTTAGTAGTAGAGTCTTTTAGTTTGCCACAAATTGCGGGCGGTTATTCTTATCAAACATTTTCAATAAATTGTATTAGTGATTTACCCGTAGAGTTAAAAATAGTTAACAATGCTTAGATGTATTACGGATATATACATAAAACAACAAGGACCGGGGCGAAATAAAACTTTTTATTTTGACTTTTGTAATGAGTTTACGGCCTCAGACACTTGGGTAGATTTTACTAATCAAGCTACTTTAAAGTTTCCTAAAAACATTTACGTAAGGGACGAGAATAATAAGTTATTAAGCTTAAAGGATAAAAACGCGGGAGGCTTTGACTCTAATAACCCTTTATTTTTAAAAGGAGATATAATTACTATAAACTTTGGCTATTATTCTTACGATAAACTAGGTAACGAGTTTAAAATACTACCTAAAATACCCGCTTTTGAGGGCTTTATTACTGAGGTTATTAGTAAAATACCTATAGAGTTTAAGTGTGAAGACAATATGTATAAGCTTAAACAAATAGCCGCGCCTAATAAAACTTATCCCGCTTCTATGACGTGGGAGAACGTTTTAAGGGAATTATTAAAGGGTACGGGTTTTACTGTTAATGCTTTGACTTCTACTAAACTAGGGGAAATAACTATACAAAATGAAACCGTAGCCCAAGTATTAGAAAGGGTAAGAAAAGACTATCATTTAGAAAGTTATTTTAGGGGTACGGAATTAAGGACCGGGGCAAAGGTTTACATAGATAGCGAAGCTGTAGACAATACTTTTCAGTTTCAAAATAACATTATAAGCGACGACTTAAAATATAGCCGTAAGGACGACGTAATACTTAGCGCGGTTTGTTACTCAATAAACAAAAATGAAGTTTCGGAAACTACCAAAACGGGCAAGACAAAAACAAAACAAGAGAGAGTAGAGATTTTAGTATATTGGGATAAGGCTTTAAAACAGTTTAAATATCAAAAGAAAGAGAAAGGGAAAGAATATCCAACAAACGTAGAGGGCGAAAGAAAGACCCTTTATTTTTGGGATATACAAAGTACTGAGGAGCTATTTAATAAGGGCGTAGACGAGCTTAAAAAGTTTTACTATACGGGTTTTAAGGGTAAGTTTACAACCTTTGGGACTCCGTTTGTAAAAATGGGCGACAATGTTACATTAATAGATAACATTTTACCCGAAAGAAACGGAAAATATAAAGTAAAAGGAGTAAATTACAGCGGAGGAGTTGGAGGGCATAGACAAGAGATTATTTTAGACTATAAAATATCGTAATGAACGAAAGTTTTGATAGGAGTATAAAGACGGCTATGCAAAAAATGACGGGGACGTATAATATAGATACTGTTTATCTAGTTACGGCCAACGTTATTAGTGTGGACGAAAATGCGGGTACTTGTAGCGTAGAAACTATAAGCGGTAACGCCTCAGTAAATTTAACAAACGTTGAACTACAAACCGTGATAAGCGACGGCCTTTTAATTGTGCCTAGGGTAGATAGTGAGGTAAAAGTTATATACTCAAAATATACTACTCCGTTTATTGTGCAATACTCGGAAATAGAAAAAATGTACCTCTCGGCTGACTTGGTACAATTTGACGACGGAAGTAAAGGAGGGTTAGTTAAGGTTATAGATTTAACCTCTAAGTTAAACGCTATAGAGAACAAAATAAACAATATAATAACTTGGGGGGCTACTGTTACACCTCCTTTAATTACAACCCCTTTAATGCCAACGCAAAGGGCTGATATTGAAAACACAAACATAACTCAATGAGAAACGACTTAGGACTAAATAATAACGACATAGTAATACAAAACGGAGATTTTGTGATAGCGGAGAGCGACACTCAGCATATTGTAGATACTATTAACGCTTTCCCGGGGTGGTGGAAAGAAAACCCTTTAGACGGCGTAGGAATTATGAGTTATACAAAAAGCCCCGCTAACATTCAAGAGATTAACCGAAAAGTAAGAATAGAACTACAAGCGGACGGATATTTAGCGAAAGCTCCTTTAGTTACTTTGTCTTCGTCGGGCGAATTATTTATTAACCCTAACGCTGAAATAATATGAGAACTTACAAAGCAATAAGCGGGCAAACCTTAGCCGATATATGCATGAATACTTACGGCTCTATGGACTATTTTTATACATTACTACAAGACTCGGGAGTAGCTAACGCGGACCAAATGCCGTACACGGGTCAAGAGTTTACTTATAACGAAACTTTAATAGTAGATAGCTCGGTAAATAAAACGACTACTTTAAATAACATTCGTTACGCTACAGCTTTTAGTAACAACGGAAATACTTATTATGTAACCCAAGGCGGACCAAGTAATATAATAAATAATAACCCCCCGTTTGTGCCGCCTCCAACAAATATATCTATGTATCAAAAAACTTCGGCTAGTGAATATACTAGCGCCTCAAATAGCGGAGAAACTATTATAACTTTGCCTAGCTTGGCGGGTAAAGATTTTATACAAGTAGAAAAAAATATCCAAGTATTAGAAACTTCTCAGTACCAATGGAATAAAAATACCTTTACTTTAACTTTAGCCGAGCCTATTTATAAGGACGAAAAATTATTTATTTTAGTAACCGAAATGATAACAGTATAATGAAAAAGATTTTTTTAAGTTTATTTATTTTAATAAGTTTTACGGCTTCGGCTCAATGGACTATAATAAACGGTAACCAACGTTTTGTAAAGGGTTTAGGAATACCCGTAAGAGATACGATTATAACGGGCGTTTTGGCTAGTGATAGCGCTCAAATAGTGTTAAGACCTCAAGACTCTACAGTTTATGTAAGATACAAAGGGCGTTTTCGTAAGGTAGGAGTAGGAGGCGCCGGGACCCAAAATTTACAAAGTGTTTTAAATAATGGTAATAGTGCTGATACTGATATAATTTTAAGCCACTCGGGTTTTCAAGCTGTTTTAAGCGGTACTAGCGGAGTTTTGCAATTAATTAGCAATGATAATTCTACTGTTTATATTAATTCGACGGGTACTGAATACGTAAGCGCTGACGCGAACTCTTATTTATATTTATATCCTAATTTTGACGGTAGCGCTCATAATTTATGGTATCCTAATCAATATAAAAGCGACGATACTCTAGCAACTTTAGAGGACGTAAGAGCGGGAGCTTCAACTATTGACACTACTTCGCTCTCAAACCGTATCAATTTACGCGTGAAATATACGGACACCGCAAGTATGTTAAGCCCTTATTTGAGGAAAACTGATACTACGGGAGCTTTTTTGTCTTTAGTTTCTCAACCTAACGACTCTACTTTAACTTTTAAAAAAGGGGGTATTTCTAGCGATTATGTAATAAGGAGCGCCTCTAGTGCTTCTAGTGCTACTAAACTAAGTACAACGGCTTATAATCAAACGGGGGCTACAATTACAAAAGGTAGCGTAGTTTATATTAACGGCTCACACGGAAACCAACCTACTATAACTTTAGCTAAAGCTAACGCTGAAGCTACAAGCGCTTACACTTATGGTATAGCCGCCGCCGATATACCTAACAATTCTAGCGGTAGTGTTGTACAAGCGGGACTTGTTGAAAATTTAAATACTAACTCTTTTAATGACGGCGACGCTGTTTATTTAAGTCCTACAACTGCGGGAGGATATACAACTACTAAGCCTTTATCTCCCTCACATTATGTATTTTTAGGAATAATAGTTAGAAAACACTTTACCCAAGGGACCCTACAACTTTACATACACAACGGGTTTCAGCTTGACGAAATGAGCGACGTATCAATAGCCTTAGTGCCTAACGACTCAACTATTTTGCAATTTAGTAGAGTAGATAGTCTTTGGCACGACGTAGACCCTACAACTGCTATGGGGAATAGATTTATAAAAAGAACTGATACGGCCTCTATGCTTAGTCCTTACGCTCGTAC